AGGAGGGCTGGCGCGATATTCCCGATGAGCTGCGCTCGTATGAGGGCTACTACGTGGAGGCGGATTCCTACCACATTGTGAAGCAGGAGGGCTTTTATGAGTTCCCTTTCCTGGTGACGCGGTATCTGCGGGCGGCTGGCTCCCCTTATGGCACGCCGCCGGGAAAGCGTGTGTTGCCGGCTATCCGCCAGGTGGTGAAGCTGGAACGCATCATGGATACGCTGGCCGAAGTGCAGGCCTTCCCGCGCATCATGCAGCTGCCCCGCCAGAACAAGCAGGTGGATATGCGCGCCGGTGGCATTACTACCATTTCGGAGGAAGCTGCCCGCCTGAATATGCCGCGTGAGTGGGGCACCGGCGGAAGGTACGATATCGGGCTTGACCGTATCAGCCGCAAGGAGGAGCAGATTCGCAAGGCCTACCATGAGGACATGCTCCTTTCTGTGACGGCTCAGGAGAAGCAGATGACGGCTCGCGAGGTGGAGGAGCGCGTGGCGGAGAAGATTCTGGCCTTCACGCCGTCCTTCACCTTGTTCATCAATGATAATAAGGTGGCCATGCGGCGCATCCTGGGAGTGCTGCTGCGCCGTAATGAACTGCCCCTGGATGACGCACCGGCAGAGCTGAAACAGAATATCGGCGAGATTCTGAATCCGCAGGTGGCGTACCTGGGACGCATCGCCCAGGCGCTGGAGCTTATCGTGGCCCGTGGTACGCAGCAGGTCATCGACGAAGTGGTGAACTGGGTGCAGAGGACCGGCAGAACGGATATGCTGGACTGGATAGATGAGGAAGCCCTCATCCGTGAATGGCAGGATGTGTTCGGCTGCTCTGACAGCGTGGTTCTGGGAGAACTGGAAATCAAGCAGAAGATAAAGACCCGCCTGGAGCAGATGCAGGGTGCGCAGCAGATGGCTATGGATAATGATGCCCTGGATGCCGCCGGCAAGATGGCGCAGATTCAGGCGGCTATGAAGAAAGGGGGCGCACGGTGATAAGGGTGGCGTTCAACGGTGGCGAGCTTTCGCCGCAAGTCCAGATGCGCGCTGACTTGGATGTGTTCCAGCGCGGCTGCAGCTGCGTGGAGAATTTTGATATAGGCCAGGCTGGCGGGGTGACCCGCCGGCGTGGCTTCCGGCGCGTGGCCCGCGCCCAGGGAACGGCCAGCAGGCTCTTTTCATACAAGTACAGCAATTCTGAATGTTACCTGGTGGAGATTGGGGAGCAGGAGCTGCGTGTGTATGCGCGCTCCGGCGTGCTGGTGTGGAGCGCAGAAAGCGTGTGGTCGGCAGCGGAAATCCGGCAGCTCCGGGCGGTGCAGCTCAACTCCATGCTGCTGCTGGTGTGTGCGGCGGTGCCACCGGTGCAGTTGGTGTGCGATGCTGCGGGCACTTGGAAGCTGGAGCGCTATGTGTTCAAGGTGCCGGCGTGGCGGTGGAGTTCCCTGCGTGATTTTCCGGTGCTGGTAACCCGCCGGGCAGATGGGTATTTCTCTGTGGCGTTTGACCCGGAGGAGCATGAGCGGGAGTCCGAAGCGGAACAGGGCGAGATTCTGCGCGCCAGCTTCTACACCGATGCCCGCGAAATCAAGGTGAGTCAGAGCGCGGCGCTTGGCCTGGTGACGCAGCATTACCAGGAGGGCTTTATCGATGCCGGCCTTTCGATGGCGAAGGGAAAGGTTTTTGCTGTGCGCCGGGCACCGGAGACGGTGATTTACGGCGTGATTAACGCCTGGAAAGGGGCGGATGATTTTGTTACCGGATTGATAGACCCTGCGAACTATACCCACAATTTCCAGGTTGGGACGGAGGCCGTGGCCGGGGCTGCCACGATAACGGAGCTGACGAAGGAACAGAGTTTCAATAAGGGAGACTGCCTGCTGTTTGATTCAGGGTACTGGGATATTTTCACCTGCGTGGCGGATTTTGACGGCGCCAGCCATTATTCCCGCGGTGGTATTAACCCGGAGGATTACCCGGGCCATTTCGTGCGCGGGTTGATGATTGGGGCTGCGCCCTGCAAGGGGAAATGGAAACTGCATCTTTCCGGCACCTGGTATGGCTCGTACGAAGTGCGCGCGTGCTATGAAGGTACGGGCTCTGCATTTGATGTGTGGGAGCATAGGGCTGAAGCATGGAGCCGGAATGCGGCTCCGGTGAATGAGCCGGTGGGTGGTGATGAGGGCGGGGAGGAATGTTTCATTTCGCTCTGGCTCACGCGCGTGCGGGCTTATGGAGACGAGCTGACGCAACGGTGTTTCCCTGCGGATAACTGTGATAATGAGCTGGTGGTCTCCAGCTACAAGCATGACCTGGTGCTGCGGTATCAGGTAGTGTACTCGGCGGATACGGATGAAGTGCTGGATGCTTACTATGTGCAGACCGACCGCATTAAGGCCGATTGGTTCGGCGCTATAGAAACGAGTGACTGGAGCTGGTGCGCCTGGAGTGGCAAGTATGGTTTTCCTCGCCTGGCAGCTATGTTCAATCAGCGCCTGGTGCTGGCCGGCACGGATGCCCAGCCGCTCACTATCTGGATGAGCCAGACGGATGATCTGGATAATTTCGACATAACCGATGAAGCAACTTCCGGCATGGCGCTCACGGTAAATGCGGAGACCCAGGACCCGATACGCTGGCTGGCGGCGCAGGGCGGGCGCATTATGCTGGGCACTTCTGAGGGCGAGTACGTGGCCCAGAGCGGAGACGGCGGGGTAATGACCCATGCCAATGCCACCATTGCCGCGCACGGTTTTGTGGGCTCTGCCAATATAGAGGCGGTGCGTGGTAGTGACCGCATTATTTATTTTGAGCGCGGCGGCGCCCGCGTGATGCAGTATGGCTATGACCAGTCACAGGATGCCTACATTTCAACTGACCTTACTGTATTTGCCGACCATGTGCTGTCTGGCGGTGGCGGTGTGGTGGAGGGCTGTTTCCTGCGCAAGCCGGACAGCAAGGCCGTGCTGGTACTGGCGAATGGCCAGTTGGCGCTGATGACATACAATGCCCACCACCGGGTGAACGCCTGGCACCGCTACATCACGAATGGCCGCTTCCTTTCTGTGGCGATGCTGCCGAATGGTGAGAAAGCTGACAGCCTGTTTGCTGTGGTGGCTCGCGTGCAGGTGCGTGAGGTGGAGGATGGACTGGCTGACCCGCTCGACCGCGAGACGGTGGCCTGGATAGAAGTCTGCGATGAGGCGAGCATGTATGCGGATGGCGATGGGGAGGATTACACTTCCACCCTGCTGACCAATGCCCTCAATGTGACGCGGCTGGGTTCACCGAAGCAATCCAACGCGGAGCTGTGGCTCTATTTGCACGAACCTTGCCAGGTGAAGGGAGTGGAGCTGACGGTGGATGCCGGCAAAACATGGAGCCGGGTTCCCCGGCAGGTTAACAAGGTGATGGACAGGGGTTGGCATAAGCTGTGTGCTGTACCGAATGTGGGCATGGAGCGGTGCGTGGGATTCCGCTGCCATGGTAACCAGGGAATGAATGTGGGGGCGTTGCAGGCATGAACCAGGAAGAGTTAAATGCAGGACTGCGGTCCATGCTTGAAAGCCAGGCGTGGAGATTAGATAACCTTTATTGGATTGAGGATAAGATGGGCAATCTGGTGCGTTTCCATCTGAACCATGCCCAGCAGAAATTCTACAGCAGGCTGCACTACCGCAACGAGATCCTGAAAGCCCGCCAGCTGGGCATGTCTACCTTTGTGGCAATACTCATGCTGGACTGCTGCCTGCATAACCTGCGTTTCCACGGCGGCATTATCGACAAGAGCGAGAAAGAGGCGCACAAAAAGTTAGAGAAAATCATCCTGGCGTATAACCACCTGGATTATCTGCCGGAGAACCCCACCATGGCAGATAAGGCACTGGCCCAGATTGGCCGGGAGCTGAAGGAGAAAGTACCCTATGACGGAAAGCCGGGCAAGGGGTTCGTGAAGTGGGTGAATGGCAGCTCGGTGGAGGCTAAGGCCACGGTGCGTGGCGGCACGCTGCAGATGCTGCACGTATCGGAGATGGCGTATGTTTCCGCCCGCATGCCGCAACGCGCCAAGGAAATCAAGAACGGTGCGCTCAATACGGTGGCCGCCGGCATGTACATCATCAAGGAGTCCACGCACGAAGGCGGACGCGCCGGCGATAATTACATCATGGTGCGCCAGGCCATGGCCAACGAGGGCAAGAAGGAACTTTCGCCGCTGGATTACCGCTTCCATTTCTTCAATTGGGTGGAAGAACCGGGATACCGCCTGCCGGCACGCTACTGGGATGAGCCTCCGGCGAAGGATGATAAGGCTGGCTGGGCAGAGCGCGAAGTGTTAGAGAAGTATTTTGAGAGCATTGTGCCGTTCGTGGGGCAGCTGAGCAGCG